GGAAAACCAAATGGAGGCACTGGACTTCCTTTATTAGGAAATTTTTCACAATGTAAAATTTACAACGTTCAACTTTCAGATGCTGAAGTATTAACTGATTTTAACGAATTTAAAGCGAGATATGGATACTAATATATATATAATTACTCAAGAGCAAAGGGATATTTTAGTTAATTCACAAAATGAATATATTAAATTTGACCCTATTCAAGATATAAATGATAATTATATTATTTCTGAAAATGAATTTAATCTAATTAGTAGTTTAGATACTTGCCCTACTGAATTAGTTTTTATAAAAAGCTTAATTAGTTCAGTATATGAACCTAAAATTTATTCAAAACCTTTTTAAGAAATGAGAGAATTCGTAGAAATAACAAAAAAGTATGGAGTGACAGGAGTGCTAGCTTGTTGGCTATGGATTACAAACTCAAGAGTGCAAGCATTGGAGGCTAAATTAGAACATTGTTACGAGTTAAGAATGGCAAACGGGAATTTAAAAGCTAATAGAATGTATAGTAAATCAATTAATTTTGCTATCTTACCAGACAAATTTAAAATAAAAAGAGCATGAGAAATTTAAGAGAAGTAAAAAAGAGATGGAACGCTGAAACACCGATGTTCTTTAAGAAGTTAATCCACGTAGGAATAGTAATAGGTTTAGTTGGTGGTGCGTTAATTACGTTGCCTGCTACAGCTTCAGTAGGTGCGGTTCTAGTTACAATCGGAACGACTGCAGCAACGGTTTCAAAGTTTGCTAAAATCTAAATATGAAGACTTCACAACATGGAATTGAATTAATAAAACTATTTGAGGGATGCAAGCTAAAAAGTTATAAGTGTCCGGCAAATGTTTGGACAATTGGCTACGGCAACACGTTTTACTTAGATGGTAGTAAGGTTTTAATGGGTCAAAAGATTAGCCAAGTAGAAGCTGATATGCTAATGTTAAAGTTATTACCTAAATACGAAGCTACAGTAATTAAAAACATAAAGGTTACTGTAAACCAAAACCAATTTGACGCCCTTGTATCGTTTTGTTGGAACTGTGGAAGCTCACAAGCTTTATTTAGATTAGTAAATCAAAAAGCTACTGATGCAGTTATATATGCATGGTGGATTAATCATTATGTATCTAGTGGAAATAAAATAATTCCAGGATTATTAAAGAGAAGAAGAAAAGAAGCAGATTTGTTTATTAAGAAATAATCACTATATTTGTATGGGTTTTTCATAATTTCCCATGTGTTTGGTTAGGTCAAATTGGGTCGAATAGCGAAAGTTGTTCGACCTTCTTATTTAGATTCAATATAAATAACAATTATTTTATAATAAAGTTTGTAATAGTCAATATTATAGTTATATTTGTAATGTCAATAAGACGTAACAATAATAAAAACACAAATTATGAAAACTGGAACTCAAATTTACAACGAAAACAGAAACATTACTTTTTCAATTGTATTCAATGGAGACGATAACGATGTAAGAATAGAAAAATTTATAAATGGAGAATTTGATAATTTATTCGATGGTAATTGGGATTTAAAAACAGCAAAACAAAAACTTTTTATTAAACAAACTGGAATGACTAAATCACATTATAATAGTGTATATAAAAAAGATTAAAGAGAAAAAGTGACAGCACGGAAAGACGGCATTTTTTAAACTAATAATAAAAATTATGAAAAAAGAAAACACGTACATCGCACCCCCATTAGGAATATGTATTAAATGGTGGAAATCAAAAGGACAAGCCGAAGCAACTACAGGAAGCTTCAACTATGAATTATACTTACAGTATTTAAAAGCAATAAACAAATAATTATGAGAAACACAATTAAAACCCTAGAAGAGTGCATAGCGGATTTAAAAAAATTAATTCCTAGTCATGCGAAAACAACATTTATCAATTATAGAGATATTGAATTAGAAGTAGAATTTCAAGATAGCTACGATAATAGATTTCCTGAAGACGGTCAATATGTTTATGTATTAAGAGTGTACGTTGCAGGCGTAGATATTACAGAATTATTCGAGCAGGAATCAATGCAAGACGAACTAGTAGAACTTTACCTTAAAAATCAAGAGTTATGAGCGAAGTAAAAATAAATATTTATGATGCAATGATTTGTGTTATGAAGGAAGTGAAGAACATTGAAAAGTCTATGACTATTGGAGTAGGACAAAACAGTTACAAAGGCATTTCTGATAAAGATGTTAAACAAAAAATAGGTGAAGCAATGGCTAAAAACAACTTAGTTTGTTTTCCTATAAAAATAGAACCTACAACACGGCTAGAGCGATGGGAAGAAATAGATAATTATTCTAAAACCATGAAGACAAAACAATCAGTTTTTACAGAGGTTTTAGTTACTTATAAGATAGTACATTCATTAACTAGTGAAAATATAGAAATACAAGGGTTTGGATATGGTATAGACGCTCAAGACAAAGGAGCGGGGAAAGCAACTACATACGCCTTAAAAAATGCTTTATTATATACTTTCTTAGTGCCTACAGGAACTATTGAAGATACTGATAAAACTCATTCAGACGATATGAAAGTAATACCTATTAAAACGCTTCCTATTTGCTCTCCTGCATTATTCGAGAAAGCAATAACAAGATACGAAGGATTAGAGTTAGATGTATTTGATAAGCTTAAAACAGCATATACATTGACAGCACAACAACAATTAGAAATATCTGAGATAACTAAAAGATGAGTATAGCAGGAAGAGAGTTTCTACACTTCAGAATGGAGGAAGAACAATATAGACAACTAGAAGACGAGCAAAGAAACGCTTTAAATATCTACAAAGTTGAAGTAGACGGTATAAACTACTCAAATGATGAGATTTGGGCTGCATTAAAAAAGAAGTCAACAAAGGCATACATCGACTTAAAAAATAGAGAATACGACCTAAGACACGATGTAAGATGAGAGAATTTCAAGACGATGAGAATATAAAAGAAATGAAGTTCCTATTAAAATTATTCTTAACAATAATAGGATTAGTAGGAATAATGATAGGGTTAACAGTTTACGAAATACTTACAAAATGAAAAGACAATTGAAGAAAAACATTATAGATTTTAGCGAGATAGACCTTACTAATATCTTAATGATTACAGAAAATAACGGGTTAAAAGATGATGCTAATAGCCTTGTAAAATTAGCCTTTGAATTAATTAATAGATTAGTAGAAGCAGACCTTAAAATATTGAAACCATGAAAACAGCAATGCAACATTTGATACATTCATTTGAAAATGATAAGATGCAGTCAACGTATTCAAAGGAACAGATTTTAAATTTATTAAATTTTATGTTAGAACAAGAGAAGCAACAGATTATAGAAGCCCACGGAAATAAACTAAAAAAATCTAAGGGAGCTGGAACTAGCTACGATTATTGGGTAGTAGGGATTGATTATTATAACGAAACTTTTAAATTATAAAATGTTATATTTTTATACAATAAACGAAAAAAAACCGATTATATACAAGAATACTATAATAAACTTTTAAATCATGAAACTAGAAGAAGCTATAAACCTTTTAAAAAGAAACGAAGATTGGAGGTCTATTGATATAGTAATTAACGAATTTACACTAATAAAAAAAGAGATGACAGCTAAAGAAAAATCAGAACACCTGATAAGACAAATGACAGTAGACTTTAATATAGAGTACGCACAAAGTAAATTATGCGCTTTAATATGTTGTGATGAGGTTTTAGAACACTTACAGCCACACGACATCGTTATGATAGATTATTGGGATAGGGTTAAATTGGAATTAGAGAAACTATGACGCCAAAAGAAAAAGCAAAAGAGTTAGTAAGTAAATTTAACTTTGAATATACTGGAGAAACTTATATAATACATCAAACAGTTGATGAGAGTAAAAGATGTGCTTTAATTGCAATAGATGAGATATTAGTACTTGGTAAAAAAATACCTTTGGAAGTTTTAGAGTTTTATTTAGAAGTTAAAAACGAAATAAATAAGCTATGATAACAGAATATTGTTTAGTAGGGTGCAAAGAAACGCACCACCATAAAAACTGCAGCGAGTACACAACAGGAATAGATTACGTTAAGCCGAACTTCTTAGAAGCTAAACAAGTAATCGCACGCGCTGGATACGCTAATTTGATAAGTACATTGAACATTTACACGATCATAGAAACTTATAAGCAGCAATACAGAATACAATGCGACAACGGTAAAGTACACAACCTATCAAAGAAATTATTTTACAGTAAAATTTAAAGACATGGACAAAGAAATAGCATACATGAAATGGCTAAAACAGTTTAAAAGAACTAGATTAATGCCACTAACTAGAGAACACAACGGGGGCATTTTAAGAAACAAATATGAACGTAAAGATAAGATAGCATTTAACAAGTGTTTGAGTGGCTTAGAATGGTTTAAAAACAACGAATATGAATAAAAAACTTACAGAACAAGAACAAAAATTGTTATACTTAAATAATAAAAAGTTTTACGATAGATTAATGGCCGAATCAATGGCAATGGCTCCTAGGCTTAGAGACAACTATGAATTATTAAACAAAGTTTTTCCTAAATTTTATACAACGGATTTACTCAAGAAGTTAGATATGTTTTGCAATAGTGTATATTATTCTCAGTCAGGTGAAAACTTAGCAGATGTGGCAGATGAAGAGATTTATAATGTGAAAAAGTTAGTAGAGTTTTTCGATAAAAGTTTTATATAACGGATGGTGGTAAGCGGTCGTTTTAATGCCGCTTACCACGTGTTAGCTGTCTGGCACGGTAAATTTAGCAGTAAACTTAATTTGAAACACGAAAGAAAATATTTTAAAAATGCGAAGCGAGGGAAAAATTGAACTTTTAAATATTGACTGCATAGAGTTTATGAAAACCTGTGCTGATAACCAATTTGATTTGGCTATTTGCGACCCTCCGTATGGATTAGGTATTGATGGGCAAAAGTTGAATAATACAAATAAAAACCCTAAACATAACCGAAAAGCACACGACTTTAAAGGGTGGGATAACGCAATTCCTAATAATGAATATTTTGAGCAACTTTTTAGAGTTAGCAAAAATCAAATTATTTGGGGAGGCAATTACTTTACTGAATATTTAAAACCGACAAAAGCGTGGATATTTTGGTATAAAGGGCAAAACGATTTAACAATGAGTGATGGCGAAATGGCGTGGACTTCATTTAGTAAAGTAACCAGACAAGTTGAAATTAACAGAGCAGAATTAATAAAACAAAATACATTTCATCCGACTGAAAAACCTGTTAAACTTTACAAATGGATATTAAAAAATTACGCAAATGAGGGCGAAAAAATACTTGATACACATTTAGGAAGCGGAAGTATTGCGGTTGCCTGTGATGTAATGAATTTTAGTTTAACAGGATGCGAAATTGATAAACAATATTATGAAAAAGCAAAAAAACGGTTTGACCTTGAACGAAGCCAAACCAAATTGTTTTGAAAAAACAAAAGTGCGGTGGGGCATTTTTAAAATATTTTCCTCACAAAACTATAATCGAAGCACAAAAGTAGTGCTTGCAGCTAACGACCGTATTAGCGTCTGCGAAGTTGTGCTAATGAAGTGTTATAACGTGCCAAAATTAAACTTTATTTATACTTTTGGCACACACACATAGTTGCTTAATGCGTATTGTTCGGTTAAGCAACTGAATAGGGGGAGTAAAATAAACGCAATTATTTTGTCTAAAGCTCCCCTTATTCTATTTTGGCACTATTATTCATTTACTGCCAAAACACAAATACACTACAAACACAATCATTTGCCGTATATTTGTGCAAAACACTATTTAGAATTAATATAAATAAGAGTAAAAAGATTATAAAGTTTGTTATAGTCAATATTATATTTATATTTGCAGAAACAATTTAAAAACACAAAAATTATGAAAGCAGGAATTATCACAAAAACATTAAAAAAAGTAAATTCTCAACCTTTAGAATATTCTTTAGGGTATAGAAGAATTACATCATTACCTTTAGGAGTTAGACAAAAAATAAATCTAACTTGTATTTTGAAAAAAGAAAATGATGATAGTTCAATGATAGATTTTTTAAACAATCTTACAGATGAAGAGTTTATTGAATGGTTAAAATTATCTTAATTAAAAACACAAAAAATTATGAATGATTACGAAAAATTTATTGAAAATAAAAGACATCTTTTAGGTAGTTTTGGTTTTGAGCCAAATTACATACCTGAGATGGCTTTCGATTTCCAAAAGTTTATTATTGAAAAAGCTATTAGAAAAGGTCGTACGGCTGTATTTGCCGATACTGGATTAGGCAAAACCTTAATACAATTATCAATAGCTAAAAACATTATAAACCACACTAATAAAAAAGTATTGATTTTAACACCATTAGCAGTAGCTTTTCAATTTATTTTAGAAGCTGATAAGCTAGGAATTGATGACATTGAATATAGTAAAGATGGTAAGCATACAAAAAAGATAGTAGTATGTAATTACGAGCGTTTACATTATTTTAATGAATCAGATTTTGTAGGAGTTATTTTAGATGAAAGTTCAATACTTAAAAACTTTGACGGTAAAATAAAACAAGAGGTAACTAGCTTTGTAAAAAAGATACCTTATAGATTTTTGTCTACGGCAACACCATCTCCAAATGATTTTATTGAGTTAGGCACAAGTAGCGAAGCTTTAGGATATATGGGTTATATGGATATGTTAGGCAAGTTCTTTAAGAATAATCAAAATTCAGTAGATTCAAATAATAGAAACATTGGAGAAAAGTTTTATTTAAAACCACACGCTGAAAAAGATTTCTTTGCATGGGTTAATCAATGGTCAATTATGGCAAAGATGCCTAGCGACTTAGGATTTTCAAACGATAGATATAATTTACCTAATCTAATAGTAAATAAACATATTATTACAAACGATTCTCAAATATCTGTAGATGGTCAAATTCAAATGTTTAATATAGTTGCTAAAAACTTTAATGAAATTCGATACGAGCAAAAACAAACAGAAGAAAAAAGATGTGAAAAAGCTATTGAATTAGCAAAAGATAAGACATCAGTATATTGGTGCAACACTAACAACGAAAGTAGTATTTTAAAACACGCTGATAAAAATGCAGTTGAAATTATAGGGTCTCAAAGTATTGATAAA